TTATCAATTCGGCAATGGCGGCAAGCAAAGCGAAAAGCGCGGTTGGTGCATGGGCAATCGGTTTGAAAGATGCGCTTGAAAACGCAATGAAAATCACCGCGCTTTGGTTGAAGCTTGATGGGCAAGAACCAGATGTGAACGTTTACACTGAATTTGATAATTTCCTTGATGGTGATGGTGGTCTTGAACACTTGCGTTCATTGCGGGAAAATGGCGATCTTTCACAGAAAACACTTCACGCTGAAACAAAGCGGCGCGGCGTTCTTTCATCTGAATTCACGCATGATGATGAAATAAAGAATATCTTGGCTGAAATTCCTGGGGATGATTTCGGTGAAGATGACGATAACAACCCCGATGACGATAATCCCTAAATGAACCTCAATTGCCTAGTATCGGATGATCAAGGCGCAACGGTTGGATGACCGAAAGGAACGATAAAATGAAAAAGAACCTGATGATGACCGCAAGCATGTTGCTTGCTTTTCCGATTGCTTTTGACAACAAGAACGGTTGGAAAGTTGACGCTGATGGAAATCTTGAAAAAGATGATAAAGGCAACCCGATTTATATTGCGGGCGATGGAAAAGAACAAAGCGTTGCCGGTGATACCATCAGCCGATTGAACGGTGAAGCAAAAACACACCGTGAAGCGAAAGAAGCGGCTGAACAAAAACTTGAAAAATATAAAGACCTTGATCCGGTCAAAGCGGCTGAAGCAATCGAAACGTTGAAAAACATTGATCAAAAGAAATTGATTGATGCCGGTGAAGTTGAAAAAGTTCGTGAAGAAATCAGCAAAGGTTTCACCGCGCAAATGGCTGAAAAAGATAAAGCCATTGAAATCTTGACCGGAAACTTGAACGGTATGACATTGCAAACCGCTTTCGGTTCGTCCGATTTCGTGAAGAATAAAATTGGCGTTCCGGCTGAAATGTTCCAGGCAACATTTGCCAAGAACTTCAAGGTTGAAAACGGCAAGGTTGTTCCGTATGACCAAACCGGAAACAAAGTGTATTCAAAGAAAAACATGGGTGAGGTTGCCGGTGTTGATGAAGCACTTGAAATCATGGTTGATGCTTACCCTTACAAAGACAGCATTTTGAAAGCTGATGATCAAAGCGGTTCGGGCAATGAAGGCGGTGGTGGTGGTCGCGGTTCTGGTCGGACAATCAAGCTTGCAGATTTCAACAAGCTTTCGCCCGCGCAACAGTCTGAAACGGCGGCGCTTGCTGGCAAGGGTGAAGTCAACATTGTGGATTGATCGGGCGTAAAACCCTGGTTGATAGGAACCGTCCGCGCTGTTTTTGGGGTTTTCCAGCGCGGGCGGTTTTTTATTTTTTTAACCGTTTACACCATGTAACATCATGCTTTCGGAAACTTCATCACCTTCACCGTAATGTTCATCAAATGCGGCTTTTGTCATATGGCGGCGATCATATTCAATAAACGCATCACTGGTTGCGCTGAAAATTGTTCCGCGTGTTTCAGACCGTCACGGTGATAAACAATTGCGCCACATTCTGAAAGTGTCAAATCATTATTCCGGTCAAAGGTTTCACCAGGTTTAGGTTTAACATTGGGAATGCCAAATTTTACATCATAGCGTTCCGCATAACCGTTTGCTGATTTTTGCATTTTATTAATTCCTTTAGTTGACGTTGTTGTTAAGATGATCTTAGCGATGGTCAAGAACTAAATCACAAAAAACGCGAAAGCTGTTGACCGTCCAGTTCAATCAATGTAAATTCCTAACAATGCTGGAAATTGGATGATTGAAGGCGCTTCAGGTTGGATGACCTAAAACAACTTTAACATTTTCATAGGAGCGCAAAAAATGCGTAAATCTTTCCTTGCGGCTTCAACCGCTATCCTTGCCGCACCGGCAATGGTTCACCAATCGGCATATGCAAACACGCTGACCGGTCTTATTCCTGATCTTTACGCGGCTGTTAATGTTGTGTCGCGTGAACTTGTTGGTTTCATTCCATCGGCAACCCGCGCACCTGGTGCCGAACGCGCCGCGCTTGGTCAAAGTGTTTCTTATCATGTTGCCGGTGCTGCAACAGCACATGACATTACGCCCGCAATGTCCATTCCTGAACCCGCTGATCAAACCGTTGGTGCGTCTTTCATGGCAATTACCAAATCGCGCGGTTCCAGCTTTGGTTTCACCGGTGAAGAACAACGCGGTCTGAATTCCGGCCCTGGTTATCTTTCTGTTCAGGCGGATATGATTGCGCAAGCTTTGCGTGTTCTGACAAATGAAATTGAAGCTGATCTTGCTGTTGCCGCAACCGCTGCTGCATCGCGGGCATATGGAACAGCCGGAACAACACCGTTTGCAACCAACCTTGGCGATACCGCCCAAATCCGCAAAATTCTTGATGATAACGGCGCGCCCGCAACTGGTCGTTCACTTGTCATGAACACTTCAGCGGGTGCAGCGGTTCGGACGCTCACACAATTGACTAAAGCGAATGAAGCCGGAACAACCATGACTTTGCGTCAAGGTGAATTGATGGACGTTCACAATATTTCGCTGAAAGAAAGCGGTCAAGCGGTTCTTCACACCGCCGGAACGGGCGCATCTGCAACAACCAACACCGCCGGTTATGCAAAAGGCGCAACGGTGATCACCCTTGCCAGTGCCGGAACCGGAACGGTTATTGCCGGTGATGTTGTTTCGTTCGCGGGCGATGCGAACGAATACCTGGTTGTTGCTGGTGACACCGATGTTTCAGATGGTGGCACGATCACCCTTGCCGCGCCTGGTTTGCGTCAAGCGTTACCTGGTTCGGCTGTTGCGATCACCCTTGCGGCTGATTATGCGGCAAGCGTTGCCTTCAGCCAAGATGCGCTTCACCTGGTCACACGCCAACCAGCGTTGCCGCAAGAAGGTGATGCGGCGCTTGCGCGCATGATGATCACTGATCCGCGTTCGGGTCTTGTGTTTGAAGTTGCGATGTATCCAGGTTATCGCAAAATAAAAGCTGAAGTTTCGATTGCTTGGGGTATCAAAGCAACCAAGCCGGAACATACCGCGTTGCTGTTGGGCTAATCCTTCAGCGTTAACCAGGGCGGGTGTAATAACCCGCCCTATTTTTCATGAAGGAAACCCCATGAATTCCAAACTTCCAACCATTGCCATTCAAACAGAAAATGGCCCTGTTCTGATCAATGCAACTGATTATGACCCTGAAGTTCATGAAACTGTTGATGGTGTTGAACCCGCTGAAGAAACAGCCGGTGAACCCACAACCGAACCAGCCGGTGAACCCGCTGAACCGGTGAAAATGCTGGTTTCAAAAGAGGGTCGCAAACACTTCATTGTCGGTGAAGATGGAAAGAAAATTTCCGCTGAAGGTATTGAAGAAAAAGGTTATGGTTCTGAAGCTGATGCTTGGTCGGCAATCATGGCGTTGAACACAACCGCCTGATTTTCTGAATTGATTGAACCGCCCGCGCTTGATTGTTGCGGGCGGTTTTTGTTTAAATTTCCCAATCTGTTGCAACGATTTGTTCAGCGTTGAAACTATGTTCTTCAAGTTCATCGGTTTCATGGTTCATAGACCAAAAATGCAAACCTTCAGCGGCGTCAAAATCATAGTGAATGTGCGGTTCTGATTTTCTAATAAAAGACACCATTGAATCACCATCAAAATGTTTTTTAATCACTTCACAAAATGTCATTTTTTATTCCTTGTTTGCGTTGTTGCGGGCGGTTTTTGTTTGTTCAATATTGTTTGTTAAGAAATTCTTTTGTTTCATATCCGAAAATTCCATCATTCAAAGGATGGTTCGGATTTGCAGGATCAAGCATGTGAACCGGTGTGTTTTCCAATTCCTTCACCGCATCTTGATGACCTAATTTTGAAGCTTTCAAATTATCTTTATTGTCAAAAACCGATTGTGAAACTGTTCTTTTCATTGTCTGTTCCGATCATGTTTGCGTTGTTGTTAAGATGAACATAGCGATGAACATTCAAATGGTCAAGAACTATTTGCAAAATAATTTCAACACCTGTAATCTGATCCAAACAAACAAGGATTGATGAAATGCCTGATTTTTACGGAACGGCAACAGCGTTCACCGCTTATCATGCCGCGCGTGACAACACGGTTCCGGCTGATGTTGATACTGATGCTGAAATTGAAGTTGCGCTTTTGGTGGCGTCCGAATGGATTGATGCGCGTTACCGATCACAGTTCCAGGGATGGAAAACAGCCGAACGCGAACAGTTGCGCGAATGGCCGCGCCGTGGTCATGTTGATTATTATGGTTATTTGATTGAAGATGATCAAATTCCGCGTGAAATTGAAAATGCAGTTTATGAAATCGCCTTGCGGCATTTGAATTCACCTGGTGTTCTTTCGATTGATTACACGCCAAGCGTTTATGATACTGTTTCGGTTGATGGTGCGGTTTCTGCAAAGTTCGCAAAATTCGGTTCAGCTTCAGAAATTCAAACGCAATTCAAAACTGTTGCTGAAATTCTTTCGGGTTTGCTGTCTGCAAAAGGTTCATCTGGAAATCTAACCGGTTCATCAGTTCGCACATAAGAAAACCGCCCGCATCAATTAAGTTGCGGGCGGTCACATGAACAGTTCAGGTTGATCGGGGGAAGAACCGCCCGAACCTAGTTCATTCTTATTTGTCGCGGAACACGCGAACAGATGCACCATCAGGGTCTTTTTTCGGGTCACAATTGGAAGCAAAGAAATGCTTGGCAACTTCAATCACCGGCTTGTCAGTTGGAACCTGCGTAACAGTTCCATCAGCACCTTTCAGGTCTTTCATTTCAAAAACAGTGTTGCCGTTTTCATCTTGCTTTTCGGCGCGATGCTTGCGGTTCTGGTTGGAAATGATGGAAGCCATGCCAGCGGCGGTTTTGTTGGTGACACCAAACGATTGACTAACTTCAAGCTTTTCAAACGGGTAAAGCGATTTGGAACCGCGCTTGCTGACTTTTTTCGGCATTTCAACATCACTGGTGATGGTTGTCAGTTCGGGCGCAATGCGCTTGGTTGTTTCGGCTTTCGCGGCAACGGGCGCGGCGGGTGCAACGGGCGCGGCGGGTGCAACGGGCGGTGCTTTGGGTGCTTCGGGTGCTTTTGCCATTGTTCTTTTCCTTTTCAAAGTTGGTTTTCAGGGTTACGTTTTCGATAGAACCGTGATACCTGTTGTGAAACATGCGGTCAACCGTCAAAATGAAGAAAAGGAAAGAAAATGTCTTTTTACGATGATATGCAAGCGGTTGCCGCAAACATTCTTAAAGAATTTAAACAAGGTGTTATAAAGTATGTTGACATTACACCAGGAACCGGCCCTGATGATGAACCTGGTGATCCAACTGAAACATTTTTCACGTTAGACGCGGCGGCGCGCGGTGTTAAATTTAAATACGTCCAAAATGGTCTTGCTGTTGCCGGTGATCTTCAAGTTACCGCATCTGTTCCGGCAACAAATGAAGCGGGCGCGGTTGTATCACTCACGCCAAGCATGAACGGTTTCATTGAAGTTGATGACGAACGTTATAAAATTGTTCAAATTTTACCAAAACCTTCAGCCGGAACAACTGTTGCGTTTGTTTTCATTGTAAGGAATTAATTCATGGCCCGTAAAAAATCGTTTGAACAACTGTTTGAAGAATTGGTTGAACGTTTCATTCCAGAAATCGCCAATGCCTTCAGGGCTGGAATTGCTGATGTTGTTGATCGGGCGATTTTGCGCGATGTTGTGCGGGCGATTGAACTAGGTGATGCGGAACGCGCCTTTAAGGTGTTGGGGTATTCTGAAGCCGCTATGCGCCCGTTCACCGCAAGCCTGGAACGCGCCTTTGAAGCGGGCGGTGTGACCGTGGGTCAAACGTTTCCGCGCCGCCTGGTGACACCTTCAGGACCAACCGTTTACCGCTTTGATGTTCGGAACAGCCGCGCGGAAAAATGGTTGCGTGAAACGTCTGCAAGCATGGTCACAAACATCGGTGAAGGAACCCGCGTTTCAGTTCGTAATGTGATTTCTGAAGGTGTTCGGGATGGTCGCAACCCGCGAAATATTGCGCTTGATATTGTTGGACGGGTGAACAGAAAAACCGGTTTGCGTGAAGGTGGAATTGTTGGTTTGAATTCATCACAAGAACGCGCGGTTGCAGCGATGCGGCGCGATCTTGAAAACCTTGATCCGAATTATTTCACCAGAACGCGCCGCGCAACCAGGTTTGATGACATTATTCAAGAAATGTTTGATGGTGGAAAAGTTGATGCTGAAACCATCAATAAAATGACCGGTCAATATAAAAACAATCTTTTGCAATTGCGCGGTGAAACGATTGCGCGCGATGGTGCAATTGAAGCGTTGAACCGTTCTGAATATGAAGCGTTGAAACAGGCGCAAGAATTGGGTGCAATGGGTAAAAATGGAGTTACGCGCGCTTGGGATAGTTCCGGCCCTGATGGGCGAACCCGTCCAAGTCATTTGGCGATGGATGGAACAATTGTGGGTTTGGATGAAGCGTTTGTTTTTCCAAACGGTGTTACAATGATGCACCCACAAGACCGATCACTTGCGGGTGCAAACAATGCAAAAGACTTGGCAAAAGAAACAATCAAGTGCCGTTGTCGCGTTCGCACTATTGTTGATTGGCTTTCTGATCTTGATTAAAGAAAACCGAATGTGTCAAAGGAAAGTTTTGCGCTGAAAGTTCATGCAAGCTTTTTGCAACTTCAGTTGCTTCAAGTTGCGTTCCATGCCCTGCCCTAAGATCAATTGCAAAAAGCCAATCACGCAAATTACCGTTGAAATACATTTTTGTTGGCGTCATGCCTTCAGGTAAAATATTGCGCGCAAGTTCTTTTGCAAGCTTTCGTTTCATTGCTTCTTTATACCGCAATGAAACAAGTTCTGAAATTTCGGTTTGAACATCATTCCACCAACCGATAAGTTCTTGATCATCGGTTTGATTTGATGCTTGACGGTTTGTTTCATCCTGCAACCGCGCTTCAGTGAAAACAAAGTTTCCAAGCTTTCCAGGTTCTTCATAGCGTTGTGAAAATTCTTGCGGGCGCGGGTTGTGGCGCAACCATTGCCGCCCGATAGTTCGCGTTGTGTTTATTTCAACGCACATGCTAACCATTTCAAACGGCGACCAATGTTTATTTTTGATCAAATATGAAATCAATGTTCCTGGTTCTTTGTGTTGGTTTTCAGGGTTGGAAACGCGGGCGATGTAACAAAGAAGTTCTTCAGCGTCC